AAATCTCACGGACGCTACTATCACCCTAAAACTATCAAACGGTAAAACGATAATGTTAAGGGAAGCGTGGTATGCCGCCGAAGGGAACGGGCAAACAGAAGAAGCAAACATCCAGTTCAAATTTTGCGGGATGTCTGCCGAGGAAATTTTCGCTTAATCATCATTATCATAAACACAACCTAAGCCCCGGGAATAATTCCCGGGGTATGAAAACACACCAATAACAAAGGGACATAAAATGGACCAGACCAAAGAAAAAATTAAAAGTTACTCTCTTCCGTACACCTTGGATTTAATACACCCTATCCGGACTTTTAATACGTCGGGGGATGTTGTACAGGAAATAAAAGCAATCACTTTTCAAAATCGAATTACGGCAAAGACAATGGCGAAGTTTCCAACGGGTGGAACGGAATATCTCTTAATGGAACACTTTTTCCCCATTATTTCCCAAATGACGGGAGAGCTAATGGGCACTGTCGAAAAGTTGGATTATGCCGACGACCTACAACCCGCGATCGAGGTTGTTTCGTCTTTTTTGGCTGGTGGCTCGAGAACGATTGGCGACAGTGCTTAGTTGATATCGTTCAAGCGTTCAACTGGCCGCCGTCGGAATTCTTAGAGCTTGATTCGTATTGGCTCGAATATTGGGCCGGGGTTGCCGAGGAAATTTTAAAACAAGGTGTAAAATAATGGGCGTCGCGCCGATTAAAGTAAAAATCAAAGGGGATGACCAATTATCTAAGGATATGCGGAAGATTCATTCCCGGGTTAAAAAATTTTCTCAGGGCCTAAAAAATGTCGGTTCAGCCATGACCGCGGGGATTACGCTTCCCGTTGTTATGGCGGGCGGCGCAATTTTCAAAGCCTCTTACAACTTTGATAAATTTATGAATATGGTTGAGGCAAAATCGACCGTAAGCGGTAAATCTATCGAGGACCTTAGAAAGAAGGCTTTAGACCTTGGGAGCACCACGAGCTACTCCCATATTCAAGCCGCCGAAGGTATGAATTATCTGGCGCAAGCCGGATTTAAAACTAATCAGATATTTCAAGCAATTACCCCGACATTAAAGCTCGCACAAGCGACAAGCGCCGAACTAGGAAACACCGCGGATTGGCTTTCTAATATAATGGGCGGGATGCAATGGGGAGCCGAACGAACGGACGAAGCCGCGACTATTCTGGCCGTCACTACGGCAAAGGCTAATGTAAATCTCGAACAATTGGCGGGAACCTTTTCAAAGGCGGGAACCGTCGGTAAAAATTTCGGCGCGGATTTAGGGGATATCGCCGCCGCCGCCGGTTTCCTTGGAAACATCGGCATACAAGACGAAGGGGGAACCGTCCTTAAGAATATGTTCCTCAATATGGTAAGTGGAGCCCCTAAAGTCGTGGACGCCTTCGAGCATATAGGGGTAGCCGTTGACGACGGTAAAGGCAATATGCGGGACTTTAAAGAAATCCTTTTAGATATGAGTCAAGGCCTACAAAAAGTCAGCCAAAAAGAAGGAATGCAAGTTCTAGACGCGATTATGGGGAAAAGAGCAATCGCGGGTGTCACGGGTTTAACCGCAAGCCTAAAAAAGAACAATGGGCAATTTAAGGAGCTTGTCGGAATCCTTAACAACTTAGAAAACACCGACTTAGATAAAATGGTTAAGACAATGCGCAAAGGGTCCGTAGGGGCCTGGGACGACGCCGTAAGCGCTTTACAAGGCTTAGGGCAAGCTATCGCGGACAGTGGCTTACAAAAGTTTATTATCGACGCCCTTGTCGGACTTACGAAAGTATTTCGATTTATTGCCAAACAATCTCCGGCCCTTTTAAAATTGGGTACGGTCTTTTTGGGAATCACCGCCGTAATAGGTCCTTTCCTTATTCTCTTGGGAAGTATTATTCCGGCAATCTCCTTAGTAATTACAAAAGTGATCGCCTTTGGAGGCGTTGCCGCGGTTTGGGGTGCAATTATGGGGGCGGTGCTTTCCCCTATTGGTCTGGTGATTGCCGCCGTTGTTGCCTTTGGCGTTTACTTATTTGTCTTCCGGAAGCGTATAAAAGAGGGCGCGGTCTTAGTCATGGAACAATGGGCCGCGGTTATGGTCTCATTAGGTCCGGTCTTAACAAGTTTAAGGGATTCACTTGTAAGAATCTTTCCAAGTCTTGACGGATTAGGGGACGGATTCGCGGACCTTTTAGCCCTTCCTATCAAGTGGTTTTTTGAAGCTATCGCGGTTTCTCTTTATGGTTGGTCCTTATTGCTCCCAATTTTGATCGAGTTGGTAGAAGACTTAGTGGGAGCCCTGCAAAATTTAGAGGACGTTATTATCCCGGACTTTTTAAAGGGGGTGATAACCGGCCCGAAAGTTGATTTAGACGCGGAGTCTCACAACCTTCTGGCCTCGATGAAATTAGAGGGGGGGAAGTCGAAGCAATGGAAGGGACCGGACAAGGAATGGCAAGGCAATATTATAAACCCGGATTTAGGATTCGATGAACACACCGCCAACCTTTTAAAAGATATGCCTTTAGAGGCAGACAAGCCCCGAACGGCCGGAGCGGCCGCCGTTCGACGCCCGAACACTTCACAAACTTTAAAGAATGACATAACCCTTACGTTTAAAGGCTTACCCCAAGGGGCGGGGGTTTCCACCGAAGGGAAGAACGTAAAGACCCGCACGGATAACGGGCAAATTTTAGCGCCGGGGATTTAGAATGGGTGTATTTAGTGATTTAGAGAAACAGCTTACGCCGGAAGCTTTAAGCGGCCCGGAAAAAGACCGCGCCGCCTGGCTTGACGGTTATCAGGAAGCAAGCTTCCGGGGTGTTCCTTTTTTTATTCAAACCGCGGAGAATAACGGGGGGCGGAGAATTAAGAGCCACCTTTTCCCGGGGCGGGATGATGTTTACCACGAAGACCTCGGGCGCGCGGAAAGAAACTTCCGGTTTTCGGCGTATATCGTAAACGGTAATTACGCGGACTTAAGGGAACGATTAATAGAGGCTTTAGAAAAGGAAGGCCCCGGAAGATTAGTACACCCTTATAGGGGTGTGTTTGAGGTCGTATGTAAAAGTTTTACGGCCCGGGAATCTACCCCCGAGGGCCGTATGGTCCGGTTTGACCTTGATTTTTCAGAACAGAAAATAGTTGAACTAACGACCGCCACAAATAACACCGAATTAGAAGTAGCCGTAAAAAAATCGGACTTCTTAGACGACCTCTTAAGCGAATTCGAAGCGGCATACAATATCGCTGGTATGGCTGTAAGCGGCGTACAGGATGCACTAAACGCAATTGATAGGGTGTTGAATGTAATAGAGGCCGCAAAGAAAGTGGTTTCGAGTATTTCAGAGTTTCAGCGGGAGCTTTCCAACATACGCGGAAAATTAATTCAATTCGCCTTTGATGTTACCGATTTAGGAAACACCCTTTTAGGGCTTGTCAATTTCGGGACGAATCCGGACAACCCGGATGCACCGGCAACGGCGGAGAACGCCATGGAACAATTGCGGGAAATGTCGGCAATATATGAAGCAATGCAAATCAACGCCACAAACACCGCCCCGGAAATCTATAACGCTCCGGATTATGCCGCAAATCAAATACAGGTACTCACAGCACAAGCCGCGGTAGGCGGAGCCGTAGGGCTTTCGGCCGTGGTGGAATATGAGACAATCGAACAGGCTTTAGAAGTACGCGCGGAAATTTTCCAATTGTTGGATCTAGTTATGTCGGACCCGGTCACACCGGACACCGTCTACGAATCCGCCCGGGCGGCAAAGGCCGCAATCGTCGAGGATTTAGACCGAAAAATATTAAACGTGTCCAGCCTTGTGGATTTTACAATCCCGGAGACAAGCAACACCCTACATATTACAAACGAAGTTTACGGGGAGATTTCCAAAGAAAAGGAGATTATTGAAAGAAATAATATTCTTAATCCTTTTTTTGTATCGGCGGCCGCCCCTTTAAAGGTGGCGGCTAATGTCTGAGGTAATTCTAGAAGTAAATAACCGGAATTTTTTAGGGTGGAATCGTTTAAATATCCATCGAAGCATGGAGGAACTTTGCGCAAATTTCACACTTCAGCTAGTAGACGCCGGGGTAAATTCGGAATTTGGGCACGTACAGATCGGGGACCGGTGCCGAATTTATGTAAGAAGTGAGGCGGAAAACATAGCCGTAAATGAAATCGAGCTATTAACGGGCTACATTGACGAAATAGAGAAAAACCGTTCCGGTGAATCGACTAGTATGTCGGTTTCCGGCCGGGACATTACGCAAGATTTGGTCGATTGCTCCGCGGTAATTCCGTCGAATACGTGGACAAAAGCTTCCTTAGATAAAATCGCAAAGGACCTCGCGGCCCCCTTTGACATTTATGTCAACAACAACACCAACGAGGAAGAATTCTTCAACAAACTAACGATCCAAAATGGAGAGACGTGTTTTTCTGTTTTGGAGCGGGCGTGTCGTCAAAACGGCGTCTTACCTCTTACTAATCGCTTCGGTGAATTGACTTTACAATATGCCGCAAGTGATGAAACACCAAGGGTCGCGGACTTAGTCGACGGGGAAAACATTTTAAGCATATCGGAAACCGTAAACCACCGCGCCCGCTTTTCGGAATATACGGTCCGGGGGCAGACATCCGGCCGCGGGAATCGTTGGTCTAAGAAAACGAACAGATTAAAAGGCACCGCAAAGGACAACACCCTAAAAAGACACCGCCCTTTAATTATTCTGGCGGAAAACAAAACAACAAGTAAGAAAATAAAAAAGCGCGCTAACTGGGAAGCACAAGTCCGCGCCGGTCGTTCTTTGGTTCATACCGTCCAATTGGTGGGATGGTTCACGGCCGGTGCGGATGAGTCTAGCGAGCTTCAACCGTGGACACCAAATATGGCGGTTAATTTGATTTCTGAGCCGTTCAACGTAAACGCAAAGAAGATAATAACTTCCGTGGATTTCGGGCTAGATGAAACCGGCGGGAGAGTCACAACGCTGGTGCTAAAACATCCGGATACTTACGCGGCGGACCCTAGTGGAAATATTGAGTTTTAATAGATTGTGTGATTTGTTTTGTGTAATTAAAAGAATTAATTAAATTCAAGTAATTGAAACAATAGATAAGCAAAAATGAATAGAGCGGAAAACAGAATACAAACAATGATAACCCGGGGAGAACTCGAAACCGTCGACGATTCCGCGGAAGTACAGCTGGTGAAATTGTCCGGACGTGACGGGGAAATCATAGACGAAGTCGAACACGTCCAAGGGTACGGGGTCACGGTAAACCCCCCAAAAGGGGCGGGTGTTTTACTCCTAAGTATTGGAGGGAGTCAAGACGACCCCGTCACGTCGGCAATAGACGCGGCGGAATTCAGAGTAAAAGGGTTAGAGTCAGGCGAAGTTGCCATATATGATCAGACCGGAACCGTTATTCTTTTGAAATCATCGGGGGACGTAGAAATCCAACCCAGCTCGGGTGTCGTCAAAGTTACCGGAGATTTGGAAGCGTCCGGGGACCTTAAAGACGCGTCCGGAACATTGGACGAACTAAGACAAGAATTTATTAATTTCGTCGACCTTACCTACGGGGTACACGTTCACGTTTGCGCCGCACCGGGGAATCCTTCGGGACCCCCGCAAGCTCCAGAGGTGCCTTAATATGTTTAAAATGAACGGGGATATAAAATTTTTCTACGACGGCAACAAACCGGCGGACATAAGACTGGCACTAAGTAAAACGGAATTACTCAGGGACGAAGCTTTAGAAACCGCCGTTTTAATCTCCCTTTTTTCGGATGCCCGCGCGGGGGATGAGGACACGTTGCCCGACAAAAACGGAAACCGCCGGGGCTGGTGGGGGGACTCCCTTAACGACATTTCCGTCGGTTCGAAATATTGGATTTTAGGCCGGACGAAGATTACGAGCCGGACAACGGACCTAATAGAGCAATACACACAAGACGCGCTGGCGTGGTTAGTCTCCGACGGTGTAGCGGACCGGGTCGAAGTGGAAGCCCGCCGGAATGGGATTTACAGAATAGACACGGCTGTAAAAATTGTAAAGACAGATAACACTAATGTGTTTTTTCGGTTTTTTCTCAATTGGGAAAGCCAAATATACGGGGGGTTTTAATGGCACTGATAAGGCCAACAATAGATCAGATATACCAAAGAATTAAGGCGGATATGGAAGCCCGTGTAAGTAGTAACACACCTATTTTACGCTTTTCCATTTTAGGGATAATTAATTCCGTATTTACCGGGGCCATTCACCTTGTCTATGGGTATGTCGAAAACATATCTAGACAACTTTTTCCGGATACCGCAACCGGTGAATTTTTAGACCGCTGGGCGAATCTTTACGGGCTCCCGAGAAAGGCGGCGACATTTGCCGCGGGCACGGTACAATTCACCGGAACAGATGGAACCCCCATATTAGAAGGAACTCAGGTTCAAAATTCCGAAGGGCTGACTTATAGCACACTTTCGGAAGTACTAATCACCGGCGGAATTGCCACCGTGGATGTTCAAGCGGATGAAAGCGGCGAAGCTTCCAACACGGAAGAA